TTAACCTAACGCTTTCTTTGCATTTGCAATTTTCTTATCTTTAGACCAGTTGCAATCATTTATGAGATGATATATTGCATTGATTGTCTTTTCATTAACAGCACCGTTAGCTGTGACATTGCCTGCTTTCTGTGCCTCTTTGACAGCTTTTAATGTGCCGTCACCGAAACCGTTTGAGTTATCAACTTTCGTTTTGATAATTTTCATGTTGTAGAGTGTAATCAACAGCTTTTTAAACGCAAGTATCGCTGTATTGTGTTCACCGTATTTAATCATTTCTTCTGTCTCCTTATTTGTTGAATTTTTCACATAATCTGGTCTGCAAGCATAACTGATACAGCTTGCCCACCTTTTCTGCCTGAAAACTGCACCGTTGCCACCGCCTGTGTTACCTTCAATAGTCGTGTAAGAGCCATCCGAATTAACACTTTCAATAATACCTACATGGTCAACGGCATAAGCACCGGGTACAATTGTGCTTGCCTCATTGCTCCAATGAAAGAGCACTATATCACCTGCTTTATAACCGTTGCGGACAATTTTACCCTTGTTATAGAAAGTCTGAGCAAGTACACCACAACCAGCTGTTTTGCAGAACAGCATATCATCTGCACCTGCCTGCTTAAATACCCACCAAACAAAGGCTGCACACCATTCATAGCAACTGCCCGATACTTCCGCTCCGTAGAACGCTGTATTATATTTACAGCGTTTTACATTTGTTGCCTTTGTGCCAACTTCGGCACGGGCAATTTTAAGAATTTTATCTACCGTTGTTTTACTCATTTTATCCTCCTGTTTTCAATAATATAACACCTGAAAGAAAAATACCTATACATATAATCCATATCATAGGCACTTAACAATCATTACGGTTGGCATCAACCATGCCTTCGCCGATGATATATGCAATCATCGTACCTGCGGACATAATAATTGATGTAACCTGTGCAGTTTCGGTTTCTGTTACTCCAAATCCCATAAGGAGGGCTGTAACAAAACCGATTACCGCTAACCAAAATTTCCTGCTTGTAAGTTTCTGCTTCCAGTTGATTTTCTTCATTATGTTTCCTCGCTTTCTTCTATCATCGGATCATCTACAGTAGGGATTTCGCCCCACACCGCCATAACGGCGTTGTAGTATTCGTCAGACAAAGACTCTTTTATGAGTGTTCTGCCTGACGGACTGTTTGCGTATGTATTACGAATATTTGTACCATAAAACCGCTGTCCCATAAATTCTACATACGGCTTTTTTAGTACAGATACACTGTCCTGAGAGAGATTCTCAAGTGCAATTTCAAAAAGCTGATTCATATTGCCTCCTTATACCTTGTAAATTAAAGAAAAGTTCACCTGCTCATCAGCAACGAAATTATAAGACTGCTTGTTGAGTGGCATAAACTGTAACCAAGCTGATTTGGTTACACCGGCTCTAAACATACCACCGTTTTTGCTTACTCCGATATCATATGCAATCACATCCGATTTGTTTGAGAAAGGCATATTGAGCAAAGATATTGAAGATGTTCCGCCTAAAGATGTTTCGTTCATAATGACGGTGACATTTACAATAACGATATCGCCAATTTTTTCATAAAGGCAAGTTGCCGATTTTATTTTATCAATCAGAGTAGAGTACGGAGTAAGAGTAGCTGTACCATATTCAAGGTTTGAACTATCCGCTTTTGCATTAAGCAGATTATTAACCTCATCAGATGAGTAACTATTTGAGATATCCCAATAGTACTCCTCAAGGTATTTGATTGAAGGATAGTTGTTGGTATCATTAGTAACACCCAAACGACTGTTTACCTTGTTTGCAAGAACCTCTTTTTGAGCAAGAGCATTGTCGGTTGTGGTTGCATCTGCTTTGTTACGCAGGTTTTGCTCTGCACTCTGCAATCTACTGTCAATTCTGCTTATAATCGGTGTCAATGCCTTGTTTTGGAGTGGATTAACGCTTGTCGCCGATAACTCTGTGTCGGTTAATATTGCTCCGCTCTCGGTCAAAGCGAGAACACGGGACAGAATATCCAACAACTCGGGATAGTAGTCGGAGGTAGTGATGTCACCGTCATAATCGCTGTGGGTGTTAATTACAAACGGTTGAGTAGAGTAGGTGTGAGTGCCGTCTGTAAGCACGATTTTAGCTATAGTCCTGCCAGCAGATGAAAGCATAGCTTTATCTGTAGTTACAGTAACAATATTTTTTGATACTGCAGCATTTACAGCAAAATAGTTATTATTGTTTTTTCCCTTACATACAGCTGTTGCACCGGTTGCATCGTAAGCCTCGCCGTCAGCGGTAAGGGTAATCTGTATCTTTCTGCCGATATCAAACTGTCCTGCGGATATAACAACAGGTGTAGCCTGACAATTTAAATCAAGCGTAATTTTAGCAACATATTCATTCATCGGCGTGCTCCTTTTCCGTTGTTGTAGCTTCGCCTGTGAGTTCTGCGATTACCTGTGATTTGACATCCACGAGCACTGATGACATTATGCCGTCAATAAGGCTTGCCGGAAAGCCGTATTTACTTACAATTGCATTAACAGCGGCAATAAGTTCAGACCGTGCTGATTGTAATGCTAATGGACTAAGTTTCGTCTGCATTTTTATCCTCCTTGATATCTACCGAATGAATATCTTTTGACCGTTCACCCGGTCTTGATTTGTCATTCTCAGATATTTCTTTTGTATTGATTATAAAATCCATTTTGCCTCCTTATAAAGTAAGGGCAGTCAAAATACCGTCCTTAAATGTCATTTTAAAGGCTCGCCATGTTGCAGCTCTACCATCATCGTGGTACGATTTCGCATAATAACCGCTAATGGTATCAGAGATTGCTCCGCCCTCGACTGACCAATCAACAAGTACTGCATTGCGTAATTTGTGATTGCGTAAATTCAAATCACAACCTGTATGTAGTTGGTTAGCTTCAAGCGAACCGATTTTTTGAGCGGCATATGTAAAAATAAGGGTATATGCAGAATCTGTTGATTTCATACGGTAGCACCAATCCATAAATGCCGAACCGTTTTCAAGGTTAAACGAAAGGTCACGCTTTGAAGTATCAGAATCATAACAACCGGTACCTATGTAACCTACCTTAGTGCCTTTGTAGTAAAATTCTTGACCTGCTGAATTTAGCGACATTAGCTTTTTGCCGTTATTATCAAAAATATCATGTCCTGTTGATGACAAACTCATCAGCTTTCTATTCTGGGAATTGTACACATTTAGCTGTGCATTTTCAAATTTTATGTAATTTGAAATTTTGTTCCAAGCAATTTTGATGTCATCGGCAGACTGTTGGAGAAGAGTACCCCACCTGTCCGAACCGACAACCTTGTTGACTTCAAAAAATAATCCCTCGGCGGTCTGTGTAATCACCGAACTGTTGAGCGAACTTGCCCATGAATCGGACACATGAAGAACGGTTGTGTCTAAGTCCTGTTTAATCTCATTTACCTTGTTATGGTCGTGCAAAGTTTGTGCATCAAGAGCAGTAACCTTGTTTTGCAAGGTCTGCAATTTCCCTGTTATTTTGGCTGGCACGGTTGAAAGGGTGACCGTGTTGAGCGTTGCATCGGCAGGATACTCTTTAATCTCAACTATACGGTAGTTAATCCTTGTCTTGCGTTTTCGGTCAATCAGAGTAACCACATCATACAAATCAAAAGCAAGCACATCACCGTATGTGTCGGGCAATGTTTTTGCAAGGTCAATAACCTTAGCTGTGTAGGATTGCTCCGGCACAGCAAGCACGGCAAGTTTTGCTTTTGCATCGTCAAGCAAAGTTTGCTTGTTTGTATAGCGTTCGTCTCGCCATATAGCTGATATGACCTTGTCGGTATAGCTATGATTTTCAATGTAATTTTTGCCATTGTTTAGGCTGGCTATACTTAAATTATCTTTACCGTATGGATAAAGTCTTGTAACCAAACTTGTGGTACTGCCTTTGTAAGTCATATCGCTCAAATTAAGCTCATCGGTAAAGTAAGTGCCTGTCGGCTCGGTATTATTGTATGGCTTTATACAGTAAATAACCTTGTTAATCGTATCAAAGCGGTAGCGTGTATTGTACGCTGTCGAGTTTTGGCAGTAGTCAAGGATATCAAGCGTGGTAACATCAGTCAGCTCAAGTGTGCGGCGAGCGGCTACGAGGTCGGCATCAACAACAGTCCAACCTGTGCCTTTTAAAATCTCCGAGCATACGCTTGAAAAGCTAACGGTGCTTTTGTTATAAGTGGGGTAAACATTATAATTAAGTCCCGTGAGGTCAAGCTCACAAGTTATGGTGCTTACCGTTTTACGCTCATTGATGCCGTTTATAAGGTAGCGCTGCCCGTCATACTCGACCGTACCATACAAAACAAAATACCTATATAATTCGTGGTCGGGTGATATATCAAACTGTAATGACATCAAACCGTCTTCCGAACGAGTACGGAAAAAGGTGCTGTCAATGTCACGATAAACCTTTATGTCATCGCCGTAAAATACCTTTAAAAACATCTTAAACACCTCCTGAACTAAATGTAAATCGGTGTATAGGACATCGAAATTTCAACATCTGACTCCGTTGAAGAAATAATATTTTTTCCCGGGTTCAACACGGGGAAGTCAATCAAGTCAGAATCATTAAACTTATTTTTACCGTCCGCCGTTATAAGCCCTGCTACGCTGTCAATTACAACCGCCATACCTGATGTGACAGATTTAATTGTTACATCTGCCAATTTAACTTTGTTTTGAGTGTTTGCTATGCTGTTGTATTTAGCGGTAATGACAGGCAAGGTAGGTGTATTAGATTCGCAGATAATGTATCCGTTTGGTTTTACGCTTTGAGTTATTACAGCTTTATGTCTTACAGCATTAAATGTATATGTGACATCGTGTTCACCGCTACTGTCAAAGGTTGCGGCGGCAATACTATTGACAATTGCCGTGTATATAAATCCATCAGGAAGAGCAATTTCAACTACTTTGCCAACAAGCAAGCCCTCAAATACAGTTATATTTTCGGTTGCTATTGCAAGGCGGTCGGAAACTGTCAAACCTTTTGCATAGTCACCAAGATAGTGAGGGTAAAAAGTCAAAGTTAAAGTCAAAGTTCTTGTGCCGGGAACGGAAGAAAACAGTAACGGAGCTGTTAAGATACTGCGAGAGGCAGATAAATTGTTGGTAACGGTTGTACCGCTGACCGAATAGCTTTGTAAACGGGCATTGTATGCGGAAATATCAACGCCGTTTATTGTCATTTCGTTAAGCATTTTATCTGTCCTCCCATGCAAGTTCTTCAGAAACATACGGCGTGAGTGCCACAGCTGTTTCTCGACCGTCAATATTAATTGAGGTGTGAATATCGCCTTTAAGGTTGTACTTACGCTCGTTATCCTCGCTCATCAGCTCGACATTGTGGTTGACATCAGCCGTGAATTTGGATCTGAGCATAGCCTGTCCTGCATTAACAGCTGACCTCATCTTAGACACAAGACCGTCAGCTGAAACACCAGCCTGCATACGCTCGGTAAAGGTAGAAGCAACATCATCAGCCTGCTTATACAGATTCGGAGCTTCGTCATCAAGTCCATTCTCACCGCCTTCAAGTGTGTAGCCGAAAATCTTTTTAAACACTTTTGAGGGGGAGTGTTCATCAAACATTTTCCTGAAAATATTGATAACACTGCCTGAAATTTCTGAGGCCTTAGAATAAAGCGAATCCTGTTTTTCTGATAAACCAGTTTCCGCTCCTTCCATAGCATCTATAAAGCTTTGTTTAGTGTCTTCATCAAGGTTATCAAACGCTCCTAAAAATGCAGAATTTATTCCTTTAGCTTTTGTATCTGTTTCTCCGGTATATTGTTCATACAAACCCATTAAAGATAGAAATGCAACCAACTGATCTTGGTATTTTTCATCAGATAAAGCCTTGCCTTGTTTGTTTCTTATTTCACCGAGTTCTTTGCTGTACCTTGCATTTTCTTCTTCTTCGGCTTTTTTCTTAGCTACAAGTGCTTGACCTTCCGCAATACCCTTTTGAGTATCAGTTAAATTTTTTCTTTCTATTTTATAAATCTCGGTATTATAATTACTTGCTATATCAATAAGTTTTTGTTTATGTGTTTGCTCGGCATCGCTTTCATCTTGATTTAATCCTTTTAAATCTTCAGTTGTACTCTTCAACGCTTCTGCACGATTATAATAACCGTCTTTAATAATTTTAAGAGTATCCCCAGCCTCCTTATTGGCTGCACTAACGGCTTGCTGATAGCTCGCTTCTGCGGCTTTAACATCAGCATCATGTTCCTTTTGTGAGTAATCACTATCTGTTTTCAACCTCAAATCAAGCAGAGCTACTTCTTCTGTATATTGCTCGTATGCTTTATCAATTACCGCTGTACGAGTTTCTTCGGCAGAGTTGGTGAGTTTTTGTGCTCTTTGCGTATATTCTTCAAGCGACAAATCAGACGCCTCGTTGAGAGCCTTAGCCTGAGTTGTAACAACCCCTTGCTTCGCTTCTTCAATAGCAAGTTCTTGATCCGCAAGTTCGTGCATTTTGGCGAAAAGGTCTTCAAGTCTTTGAATTTCACCGCCGGTTAATTCTTTTCGGTTTTCTGCGGCAATTTTGCAAATCTCTGTAATTTCAGACTGAACATTGTCCATATTTTCTGACAATTTTTGTTTTTCATCATCGGAAATAATGATGTTTTCATTGAAGTTATCAAAGATACTGCCTGAACCTTCAATCTTACTCATAAAATCGCCAAACTTTGAACCTATATCCTCATATGACGAACCAAGATTGTCGTTTGCCGACTGTAAATTAGCCTCCGCACTTGCAAGACCGTCCGTTGATTGAGTTGCATCACCGTTAGCGGCAGAAAACGCAATAATGCCTGCTGTCAAAGCTGTAATACCTGTCAAGATAAGCACGGCAGGATTAAGTGACATTGCCATATTCCACGCATATTGTGCAGCTGTTGCGAGCGTGATTTCACCTGTTAATGCACCGACTGCAATTTGTTTAAGCGTTATAGTGCCAAGTGATGCAGCTTCGGCAAGGCTCTCCGCTGTTACAGATGCGGCATGTGATTTAACGAGAGCTGTGATAGACGAGATGATTTTCCAAGCTTTCCACGCCGTGATTGCTGTAGTAACAATAGGCAAGAGTATATTGAGGTTGTCGGCAATCAAGTCAATAGCTTTCGCAAGCGGTGGTATAACAACCTTTGCAATGTTAGTGATTGTTTTCCCAAGATTAATCAATATGGTTTTAACTGTATTGATAGCCTTTTTAAGACCGCCATTTTCAAAGGATTTTTTGATAGTGTTAATTGCCTCTTTAACGGGGGCTTGCAGTTCTTTTGGCAGGAGCTTAACTAAGTTTTTAGTTAAAGCATCTACGATACTTTTTGCCGCAGACAGTAGATCGGGAGCACGGTCACTTATGCCTTTAACCAATGTTTTTACGATATTTATAGCCGCTTTAACAAGTTTTGATGAGTTATTTGCAATACCATTAACGAATGCCTGTAAAAATGACATAGCTGCATCAATCATCTTAGGTGCGGCTTCAACAGCTTTTGTTGCAAGCTCACCGAAAATAGAGCCTGCTTCTTCAATCATTCCCGACAAGCCACCTTCGGTAAACGCCGTGGTTAACCTATTGACATAGTTCTGAGCTTCCTTTGTGGCATCGGTCAGAGGTTCGGACATACTTTCGTATATTTCTATACCCAAGCCTTCAAGCCCTGATTTAAGAATCGTAATCTGTCCCTGCAGATTGTTCTGCATCGTATCAGCCATTTTTTGAGCTGAGCCGTCTGCATTATCAATGTTTTTAACAAGGCTGTTGAAATCCTTATCACTCGCATTGATGATAGCAAGCATACCCGACATAGCCTCTTTGCCGAAGAGAGTACTTGCAGCGGCTGTTTGTTCTGTTTCGGATAAACCGCTAAACTTTGTTCTAAGTTCTTTGATAACATCAATTAAAGGTAATGCTTCGCCATTTGCATCGGTCATACTTATTTTATATTTTTTCATGACCTCTGCCATTGCATCGGTAGGTGACGCAAGGTTTGACAGAGCAGTTTTTAAGCTTGTACCTGCCATACTGCCCTTAACACTCGCATTAGCCATAAGTCCGAGTGCAACGGACACATCCTCAACACTATAGTGCATCGCACCCGCAAGAGGGGCTACATATTTAAAACTCTCACCAAGCATTGACACATTAGTATTTGCAGAACTTGATGCTTTAGCAAGGACATCGGCAAAATGGGTGCTGTCGGATGCTTTTAAGCCAAATGCAGTAATTGCATCGGTGACGATATCAGAGGTTGTTGCAAGATCAAGACCGTCTGCGGCGGCAAGTGACATTATACCGTCAATACCGTTAAGCATTGATTTAGTATTCCAACCAGCCATTGCCATATATTGTAAAGCCTCGGCTGATTCGGAAGCAGAAAACTTTGTTTTTGCTCCCATTTCTTTGGCTTTGTCGGTAAGGCTCTGCAAGTCTTTACCGCTTGCACCGCTGATAGCCGATACTTTCGACATTGCCGCCTCAAAAGATGAGCCTACTGTTGCCGCTGCTGTTGCTCCTGCTCCAAGAGTTGTAGCTATACCGGCAAGCGTTGTTGTTATTGCAGACACACCTGTTTTGGCAAGTCCTTTTAATTTATCAATACCTATTCTAAAACCACCGGTATCAATTTTCGTGTCAATTTTAATAGAGCCATCGTACAATATCTCACATCCTTTACTGTGAGGTCATCGGCATCCAATGGCTCTACTTGACCTGATTATTTTTTATCGTTTAATACGATTTCAAATAGCCTTTTACAATTACGCCCTTTACAGTATGTAAAAATGCCCCTACACCTTGACGATTTGTCAAAGTATATGGGCATTTCGTAACCGCAAAAAGGGCATTTAATTTTTTGTTTGTTTTTCAATTTATCACCTACGATAAATCATATTGATTTTTACTTGTTAATTTTGTTTTAACACTTAAATCTAATTCATTTTTCGGTACTTTAGAAGTGAATTCAAACTCAGCGTAACCGCTGGTTTCGCCTTCAAATTTATATACATATGTATTTATATAATAATCATCAGTTTCGTCTTTTGATTCTGATATCTTAGTACCTTTTCCGCCAACAATTTCTTCAACTTTAAATATGGTCATTCCCATATTTATTTGGTCAAACTCATCTTTGCTGATTCCTGACGGGTCGTTTTTAGCTCCACAGGCTGTGCAAGTTAATGCTAATAAAGCAATAGTTATAAAAGATAAAATCTTTTTCATAGCTGTACCACCTCAATAAATTTTATATACACATTATACAAAATCTATATAAGTTCGTCAACTGATTTTCCTGATAACAAAGCCTCTTCAATCGCATTATACTTTTCCTGCACCGACTGCGGCAGAGGCAGGGCATAGAGTTTTTTCATTCGCTGATAAAAATTGCGGTCTGCTGTTGACATTTTAGAGGTAATCGGCATACTGCGATAACCTAAAATTTTTGTAAACATACAATCGGCACGCAATGACATAAACAATGCTCTGAACTTCCACCAATGCAAATTTGCATCGTTGAGGTCAATGCCGTACTGCTCTAAAAATGCCGCATAGATATAGCCGTCATCAAAATCGTAATCAAATACAGCTTTATCGTTGCCACCGCCTGAATGCTTTTCAGGTGGTTTACCGCAACGATAAAAGTTTAAAATAGCCTCAACGGTTTCTTCGTTCATCGGGCAAGGCTCGGTGAATATAAGTCGCTGTATTTCTGCAAGTATTTCAGCTGAGAGTGTACCGTCAATTTGTTCGGTGAGGATAAGTTCAAATTTAATCCACACTCTAAAGTCGGTGTTGATTTTATAATCTACACCCGACACGGTTATTGTATCGGGTGTTTTGTCACAAAGCAGATTCATTACTTTGTCGCCGGTTTAAGTGTCTTTTTGTAATGATTGTACTGCTTATGCTTTTTGCCTCTGTGATTGTTAATCGCATTTGCTTTACCCTTATACATATTGCCGAGTTTTGCTCCGAGGGCATTAACCGCCTTGATAACATCCTCATAGGCATTAAAGCAAGTTGTCAGATTTACTGATTCGCCAAATACCTTTTTAGCTGTGCTGTCACCGAAAACTTCATCAAAAAAGTTGAAAACAGCAGTACACTGAGCACGGATAAGCTCTGACTGGCGTTTGCCTTCGGGATGTAAATCGTCCATTGCTTTTGCGACATTATCGTGAGCGTGCTCGTAACGCTCCATAGCAAGTGCATCGGCAACATCAATATCGGGTAAATTTACTCCGTTAATAACCATATTTATGCTACCTCCGTAGTTGCTGTAAATGTTTTTGTCGCTGTGTCAAAAGTACCTTCAACAGGATCTCCCTTAGCCAAAAAGTTACCGCTGCATCCCATTTCGCCGTCATCATTTGTAAAACTTGCAACCTCGACCGCAACACGGATTTTGCGTGCGTGATAGGTGGTTTTGTTACTCTCGCCACTCACAGGCTGGTCAAGGTCAACGATTACATAGTCTGTTTCAGCGTCTGCACCTACAAGCTGCTTTTCACCGATATTGATGATGTAATTGATTGCGTCCTGTTCACGGATCTGGTCAACCTCAAATGCCGTTGTCCAATCATAACCGCTGATTGATTTTGTAGCAGACTTATCACAAACATATTTGCGACTCTTTGTCTGTGCGGCAGGTGATTCATCAAGTGTCTTGGCACCTACACCGAGCAGAGAAAAGTTCGGCGATTTATTTGTACCGCCACAGTCAAGGTAGTTAGCCTGCATACGCCTCTGTCTGATTATTTCGCCCATTATTTTTTACCTCCAATTGTTTTCATATATTTAAGCTGGCACCGTATTTGATAGCGTGCTGATTTCGTATCGTTGTCAATCGCATAACCCGATGATAACACTTTTACGGATAACGGTGTTAAACCTTCGGGCAGTTTTGGCAGTCTGCCGTTCAAGTTCTGCTCGGCAATCCATTCCTGCAGCCTTTCGTAAAATTCAAGATTTGCCATATTGATTGATTCGTCCGGACTGTAATTTTCACGGCTCGCAAAGACAAAGAGATACTGGCATTTAGCCGAGCCGTCAACAAACTGCTTTAAAACAGTTTTGCACGGCACAACCTCAATGCTGTACTGTTCGGGGTCATCACCGAGATAGTCAACATTGAGGTCATTATCAACCTCTAATACATCGCAATCGGCAAACCACCTAAACAATGATTTAATGATTGATGTTTCCATTATTTTCTATTTTCCTCCGCTTTTTTCTTTGGCGGTTTTTATAATATCGTCAAGGTGATCTGCTTTCATTCGCTCAAACCAAAACTTGCCCCTTAGACCACCGCTTGCTGTACCTTGTTTGCCTTTGCCTGCATTTAGGTAGTAATTGGTATGTGCATAAACGGCATTATACATAACTTCGCCACTACCGATTTTTGTACCTCTTATACCACTGCTTTTTAAGTAGCCTGTCTTAAAAGGTACATAAGGGTCACTACGGCGAAGGACTTCGCTGTCCACAATTTTTTGAACCTTGCCACTCGGCTCAAGACCACGGTCTTTAAGCATTGTTTCTGTGGTATTAAAAAGCAGTTTAATAATCATTTAACCACCAATTTAATATGCTTTGAAAAAACACTTGCCGACAGATTTTCGGTGACCTGCGTAATCTGCTGACCGCCTGCGTTAAGGATATCCTTAACAGTAATTACATCAAGGTCAACCAAGCCTTTAACAACATAATCTCCCTTTTTGAGGGTGTAGCAATTGTCACTTTCATCAAGCGGTAAAGACTTGTATGTTGACGGGTCAACATAGTGAGTAGTCTGCAAAACGCTGTCGGGGATACGGATTACATACTCATCAGATGCAGACACATTTTTGTCAGCAACAATAATAATCTGATCCCTACCGTGGTAATTAACACCGTCCAAAACAGTTGCAAACCAAAAGGTTTCACGACCCTGCTTTTTAGAGCAAAACACGGTAATGCGTGTGTTGTTTGTGAGCATTATCTCACCCCCTGATATAAAAGACCTGTACCGCTTAACTCCTGCTTAATAGCCTTGTACATTGCTCTTTTTTCACGCTCTGCAAGCTCATCGGCGTTGTAGTCTTTGTATGTAACGCTGTAACCGTCCGTTGATTCGGACTTGATGCCTTGAGGGATATTTGCCACACCTTCACGGATTTCGGCAACCGCCTCAGCGGCGGCACAAACAGCGTTTTTCACAGGCTCGGTCACTTCGGAAATTTTTCCCATAACGACATAATTAAGAAAGCGTTCCGCCTTGCGTGCATAGCGGTTAAATTCTTCGGCGGTTAAAGCACCGCCGAAAGAATCCTTGTAATAAGCATAATCCGCATACATTTTTAAGATACCTTAATGTTACGGAAAACACCGCACTTTGTTGTGTTTTTGAGAGCAACAGCGGCAATCATTTCAACCTCAGCCTTTTTAACCGCACCGGGGGCAGTAAGGTCAGGCATATATGTTTTGATGATTGACGAACCGCTGAGGGAAACACCGTGAAAAGCGTCAAGACCAAGCTGTACGGCATAAAGGTCGGTAAGACCTGTCACCTTTGAGCTTGATGCACCTGTTTCGTAAATCGGCACACAAGGTGCTGTTTTAGATCCGTCAAAGTAGTTGCCCATATCGTAAAAAATAATATTGTCATAACCCTGAGCAGTCTTACCGAAAGCATCCTCGGCTCTTGTGAGATAGCCTGCACGCTGAGCTACGCTCTTGAGTTTGGCAATCAGCTTGCTGTTGCCGAGAAGAAATGTAGGCTTGCCGTCAATGCCGCCGATAAACTCATTAAGCATGTCAATCATTGTCTGATAATTGCTTGTAAGATTTGCAGTTGTCGAAAGATCAACTACCGTCTTATCAGATCCTGCATTGTACTCAGTGCCTGTGCCCTTGAGGAGAGTTGTAAGACCGTCAAAATCAACCGCCTTGTCAGTTTTTGAACCGTTGATACAGCAGTTCTGAAAATGGTTCTTCGTGGCAATTGTCATCTGTTCAAGCTGGAACGCAATCTCGTTTGTGGTTGCCTCCTGCACAACACGGTCAACTTCGCTTGCTCCGCCGAAGATTTTAAGGTCAACGCTCTTTTTGATTCTCTTGGCTTCATTCGCTGTGTACTCGCTGTTAATTGCTCTGCCTGCCGCTGTTGACGGTGTCTGCAACTGTAAATAACCGTATGTCATGGTTGAGCCACCGACACCCGGTGAAACGCAATCATCAAAAGTAAGCTCATCCATAAACTGTGAGCCACGGCGGAGAGTATCAATAACCTCCTGTGTCACCTTGTCGGCTCTGCCGACGCTTGCTTCTGCTAATGTAATAGGCATTTTGTGTCCTCCTTATTTCTTATTATAATAATCTTCAACGGCAGACTTGAGGTTTGAGCCGGACTTTGCTTTCGCACCGCCCGTGGGTCCGCCGAGGTCAAGTTTCTTTTTGGGTTCTTCCTCTGATTTAAAGAGAAAAGGCTTTGACTGTTTGAGTTCCGCAAGCTGTTCATCAAGTCCTGTGATACTGCCGTCCTCAGCCTGAGATACCTTTGACATATCAATGTTAGCCTTTACCGACACAATGTCAGCCGCACCTGCGTTATTGATGGCAGATTCAACCGCCTGCTCAAACTTGTAGTCATTGAGCTTCTTGTCGCCGTCAAGCTGTGCCTGCTTAACCTTATCCTGCCAGTCGGGGTCATAACCCTCAAGATTAGCGTTTGCAGTTTCGAGCTTTTTTGACACATCATCATACTTGTCCTTTTCGACATACTGACCGCCTGCAAGGTTGCCGAGCTTAACATCTGCCGCATTGTTTACCTTTTCGGCAAACTGTTCAAATGTCAAAGCTTCGCCGCCAAACAAGGCTTTTAAAATTTCCATTAAGTCCATTTCTTTGCTCCTTTCAAATTATTAGCAATTGTGTGTACTCAAAAATTTGAGCAATATTAAAAGCCCCCGAAATTCGGGAGCTTATAACCATAATCTGTAATTTTCGGGGTAAAAGTAAAAGGGATGTTTCAAACACCCCTTTAATACCCTTTTAAATTCGTTTAATTTCGTTTTAATCAAATCAACTATGTAACTTTACCTTTCAGTAATTAAAGCCGATACAATTGAAAATAAGCATAAATAATTATCTACCTTTTGCTACAGGCAAATCATCATAATTACTCTCAGCTCTTTCTGTTTCTATTGTATAATGCTTGCAAAATTGCTTTTCGGCTAAAAACTCTTTTGGAATTCCTTTTAAATAATATTTACATATAGTACCAAATTTGTTTTTTCTGTTAGCACAACTACTACACCTTGGTAAATTTGCCATTTTAATATCTCCTTAAATAAGTGTCTATATATTCATAATATACATCCAAATATTTCTTGCTTATACTTTTTCCTTTATTTATAGCAACATACACCTCATTAAGAAACTCATCAGGATATTTATCAACCAATTTACAAAAACCTTTTACACGAGTATCTTCATTTAAAAATTGATATAACTGTTCAGTCTTCTCAAACGAATTATAGTAGTTAATGCGAGCATGCATTATTTCGTGATTTACTAAATCTTCGATGTTCTCACTTTGCCACCAACCTGAATCGTAATAATTCAAACAAGCAGCATTAAACTCATCTAATGTTACATTTAAAAAATAATCTCTATTTAAATACAACTGAGTTTTAGGGTGTACACCTGTTTCATAGTTAGTAATGAATACAGATTTATTCCCAATAGGAAATTTAGCAATTTTAATTTCATCAAATATGAAATCGTCATTTTCGGATAATCTTTTTTCGATTGCACCGTTAATTGCTTTAAGAATATCTGCAGATAACTCGCTGTCATTATATTTTTCAAAATTAGTTTCTGATTTTAATAAATAATTACAATTATCAGAAATTTTCACCGATTTACTTATAGTTTTAATTATACTCTTTTCAGCGGATTTTGCAACAGTTTTCTTCTTTCTCCACACCGCTTTTTGAGCCGTACTTCTGCCAAATCCGTAAGCCTGAGAGCGTGAATTATCTTTGAGTAATCCCGTCTTATTACAAAAGCTATTCAGTTCTGACTCCTGCCGTTTCAGCTTAACGGAATAATGACTGAAATTTTTTTCTAACTTTTGTAACAGCTCTTCATCGGAAAGGTTATTCAAAGCCTCATCACAAGCGGCAAGTGTTCTTTTGGTTGCCCTGATTTTGCGTTCAAAAGCTCTTTGCTGTTGTTCTGCCTCGTAAAGCGTGTGCATTGAGCCGTCGGGATATTCAATGTTTTTAGCATTCAGTTCTTCGAGGTCTTTTGCCGAGTACATTCGACTACTACCCTCAAAGTACGGATACCAATCGTGTCGACAGTTCCAGCCTTTAAATCCGTCACCTGTGCCGTAACCAATATCGGACAAGGACAAGTAACCTCTTTGACCACTCAGGCTTACAATCTGTCCCTGCCAAGCGGCGTGGCTCGGTCTTGCTCCTGCGTGAGCGGTAATTTCCATAAGGTCACAGCCAAGCTCTTGGGCATTTGATAGGCATATCTGACCTGTGGTCTGACCTATGCCTGTCATAACATTACGACGTACAGCAACATCAAGTCGGTCACGATGACCGGAGGGATAGATTACATACGCTCCGTCTTGAGCTACCTGTTTAATTGCATCGGCAATTGCCTGTTGCGGAGTAAACGCACCGCTTGATGCTTTTAACTCAGCAAGACTGCAAGCGTTGATAAAGCTCGTTTGTGATGACACAGCTGTGGTCAGAGTAAGATTGCTAAGATTGCCCTGTGTTTTTCTAAACCCTGCCTCAAGTAATTGCATTTGCACATCAGACACCTTGAGTGACTTTGGATTTAAGCCGTTTTGTCGGTAAATCTCGTTGTCATACTCCGTAGCGGTCACACCTGCATCTTCAAAAAGTTTTTTTAGTTCTGATTCTGTTTTGTCACTATACTTAGCGACACTTGACAGCACTTCAGAGTGAAGAGTGCCAAGCTCCTGCATATGCTGAGCTTGCCATATACCTGTGTCGGTCATTGTTCCTGTTTTGGCAATTCTGCGAGCAATGTCACGGACAATCTCCTCTTCAAGCTGTGCATAGAGGTTGACAATATCATCGGCACAATGAGCAAGCTGTTCAGGAGTTAGCATTAAGTGCCACCGCCTTCATCGTCAAAAAAACTTTGTACTCCGCTTTCGGGCAACATTTCTGCCGCCTGTTTATCATCAACACCGTAACGCCACTTGAGATAATCGGTCTTTTTGCGGATTCCGCTGTTGACCTCATTAAGCTGTATAGCCTGCTCTTTGTCTTTATCCTCAAGCACACCGTCACCCCAGTTAAAACTGATTTCGTAATCACCGGCAGGGGCAAGATTACAGGCATCAGCCATAGCATTACACGCATATATGTAGTCTTCGAGCACCGCCTCAAGTGAGTGTTGCATATCAGATACAGCCGTATAGCTACGCTGTTTTGATGCTTTGATTTCTTCCGCTGTCTTATCCACATTCTGCGGATTTGACAGAGTTCCGTAGGCAAGAGAGCAGTTAAACTCAATCTGTCTTTTTATTTCGTTTAGTCCATTTGTGTAGTTATCATCACGCAAAGTCGGGTTAAAAACTTCATAAAAAGACTTATCTTTGTTATCGTCTGCATCAATGTTAAATTTGCGAAACAATCTATCACGGGTTGACGGTGTTCCGAGCGTATCTTCGCCCGGTCGCTGTCGAAGGACTTCTTCGCCGGCATCAACAGCAAGTTCGCCGCCTTCAAACTCCCACAAATATCTGTCCCACTGCAAGTCAGCCTCATTAAGCAGCTTAATTGCTCGGCTATAAACAGATACACCGAGAGGACTGTCACTTTCAATGTTGTTGGCAAAAGGTACAGACCAAAAAGCAAACAATGGACGGTCAACATCATTGATAACTATATATGGGTCAATTTTTGACCACATATCGCTGTCAAGATTTTCAGGTTTTATTTCCGCCCCGATGTTGTCGGGACTGGATGAAACAAAAAAGTGACTTTCAATCGTGTGCGATTTGTTCTCGTAACTGTAAGTCTGCTTTTCGACTCTTGTGTAATAGTTTTTGCCTTTTACCTCTTGATTAAAAAACACGGCAGCGGTAATTATGCCGTTGCTGTAATTAAGAGGGATAAACTTGTCCTGTGTGATGCAGTCGGGTAAAATCACACCGTTTCTAACATACGGTTTAAACATTATGCCGCCGACCGCACAACCTGCCTCAAGCCTTACTCTGAGCTGTTCAAGCAATCTTTCGTACTGTTCTTGTAAATAATCTGCTCGCTCTGAGCCTGTTATTTCGCTCTCAAACTCTATCATAATTAACCGTGCAAATTCGGACGCTATAGTTGCACCGAGGTTAAGTGTCTTGTTGTGGCAATCTTTGCTCCAAGACGGCTCATCGGCATATATTTCAAGCCATACTTCCATAGCCTCTTCCATATTATCAAATTGATAATTGTTTGTAGCGTTTTCGGGGTCAAGTTTGTTTACGATACTCCTTAACCAACTTAAAAACACATATTTAGCACGCCTTTTCAACTGCTCACCTCCTTGTATTTAAATTCACGCTTTAGGACTGTATAAGCAAAATAGCTTATATCGTCCATTGCGTGGTCATTTTCCTTAACTACTTTGTCAACCTCAGCTTTATCGTCCCAGCGGTACATTCCGAACTCCTCTTGTGATGCCTTGCACTTAACGCCGATTTTAATTCTGCCGTCGGTCAGCATTTGGCTTGTAGTTCGGATACCGTTTATGACATCATTTTTCGCTGACTTAACAAAAAACTTGCCGTGTCTTTTGATCGTAGCTTTAAAGCTGGCGGCGGACGGGTCAATTATCACACGCTCTATATAGCGGTCACCTGCAAGTTTTTCGAGTTCCGCATAATGCTCTTCGTCAGTTCGCTGATAACCCTCTTTTCGGCTGTTGTAGTAGTATTCATCAACACGGATTGCCTCGTTGTCAGTTACGCACCACAGTCCCATAGAGCAAGGGTTAATAGTACCGTAGTCCATTGATATGTACCACCGTCCGACAAGCTCATCAGGGTTGCCGTCCCACAACTTTTCCTTGATGTGGTCGTTGTAATCCTGATAAACAAGACCTTCTGCAATAACCCACTCACCTAAAATAAAGCGGCGGTAAAATGTGCCTTGGTAAAGGCTGTAATACCGCTGTTTTACCTTGTCGGATAATGATAGGTTATCGTCCATTAAAAATTTAAGTCGCAAAGCGTGCTTTTCAGGAGCCTTTAAAACCCACTCACGATAAAACCAATGGTTAGGGTTATCGGGGTTGCAGTTAAACCAAAACCTTGCACCCTCAACGGAGCAACGAGCAAGAGCCTGCTCAACAAATGACTTCGGCATCAGAGCGACCTCGTCAAGAAGGACACCTGCAAGCGTAATACCTTGAATCAAGTCCTGCGAGCTTTCGTCTTTACCGCCGAAAATGTAAAAGGTATTAGATTTGCCGTCTTTGCTGATAGTCAGCAAATTTTCTGACCTCTTATCCTTGATATCGTAACGGTGTTTGAGCATATTGATAAGAGGCTTAATAACATTTCGTCTGCAAGAGCGTACAGTTTTACCGCAAAGGGCAAAGTTGCAGTCGGTAAATGTTGCCATTGCCCAAAAAACAAAAGATATGCTCATACTGACTGTTTTGCCCGAACGAACAGAGCCGTCTGCAATAACTGCATCGTATTTATCTTTAATGCCGTCAACCTTCCACCAGCTAAGTACTTTTAGCTGCTTTCTCGAAAAAGGCTTAAATTTCATCTTTAAAAGCCTCCTTGCCTGCACCTTCAAGTGCCTCAATCAATCCGTCGTCAACGGTTTCTACTGTTTCGGGCTTGAAGTAATCCGCATACAGCTTAACAGCCCGTGTGTCGCCGTTCTGACATTTTTTAATCAGTGCCTGCCGAATTGCCGTCAGCTCATCATTTTCATATTTTGCAATTAAAGCATTTAACTTTTTGCGAAATTCCCTTGATTTTACAACTCCATAGGACAGAGCAAGTGATTTTAAATCTTCAACAATGTTAAATTCCTGCTTTGTGTTTGTATCCTTGAGCAATTGTTCAAGTTGTGACAGCTTATTCATTTTGCACCTTCTTTCTTTTTTGCATAAAAATAAACACCTGTTAAAAGGTGTTTAAAAGTATTTTAATGTATATAAAAAACAGCGGTTTGTGGTGTTAATTTTAATGTCAGCCATATGAACTAATTACCGGAGGGATTATCCATGAACGAACAAACCGCTGTTTTTAACTTGGGTATATATAGCTTCGCCATCCGCTAACCTGAGGTTATCGGTGACTTCGCCGTATGTCAGCCGTTGCATCGGGCGGAGACGAATCAATCCGTCGTCTGTTCGGGCATTTGTTCGGTAAACGATACTGTAAGCTCAGTCGGCTCACCTGCAAGGGTAATTTTGACCGTTGCTTTCTTGTATCGTTTCTGTACTTTCACAATTTTATCTTTATTCTCAGCCAAAAATCCGCTGACAGTTTCGTAACCTTCGCCAGTGAATTTAAGTACCGAGGGAGTTTTCAAAAGTTCGCTCAAAGTCAGAATAAATTCAGACTCTTTGTCGGTTAAAGGGATAGGTCTTGTGCCACCTCCGAGCAATCTAATAATGTTCGGAATGCCCTTAAACACATAATATTTTGACCACTCGTAATCCATACGAACGAAAACATAGCCGTCAAAAAGTATATGCTGTTGAGTTATCCACTTGCCTTTTGAGCGGATCAGTTTGTTTTCGACCGGCACAATAGCATCATAACCACGATGTCGGAGCTGTTCCGCAACAGCGTGTTCTTGTCCTGTGTTTACATACAAAACATACCACTTGATGTTCATCATCCTTGCTCCTTTGCTTTGAGCTTGTTGATTTCGTCCATAAGCTCGTTGTAGAGCCGTGGATTACTCTTTTTGATAGTGTCATAAAGCAGGCTCTGATTTTCTTCGAGGGCAATCTGCTTGTCTGACTTAACATCCGTGTCGGTCTTACGCTTGTATGTTACTGCTCTTGCAAGGGCAGTAGCCTGTCTTAAAAGGTCTTCGGCAGACACTTCATCGAATTGTCCTTCGTCAAGTTTTGATATGGCATCAAAAACCTTTTGTGATGCCATTCTCAAAATAGCTTCTGCAGGGTCAATTTCAGGATAACGCTCGGTTTCGGTGAGTATCATTCTGAAATTTTCCTGTGCGATTCGTAACTGCTGTGCGTTCGCCAAAAAGCGTGATGCGTAACGGCTGACTGCCGCCTGTGACAGCTGTTCGCCGTTATCAGCAAGGTATGACACAATTTCACGGTATGTCTGTCCGCTGACAAGCATCTGATCTACAGTGTCCTTGAGGTCAGAGGGCAGTTTGTCGATTTTTCCGCAAGCTCTGCGGTTGTTTCTGCCCATAGCTAAACCTCAACCGAGTTATCGGTGACGGAGCCTTCGAGGAGCTTAATGCCCTTTGATGAGAGTTTTGCCTCAAGTTCTTCATACGGCACATCTGCGATGTCGGCAGGCTCTTTTGTTTTGATATGACGGAGCAAGATGTACTCCGACAGAAAGAGGTAATTAACAGATGACAGGAAGTCATGTTCTGATACATTGCTGATTGCAAATTTGACATCAGACAGTTTTTCATAATTCACATGAAGTATGTTAATAGTTCTCAAAATCTGTCCGTTGTTCTGCACGAAGTTTCTTGCTTTGATTTTCTGCATATATACCTCAGCATCGTTAGTCATTATTGTTACCTCCTCTTAAAAGCTCCAAAATGAGCTTGTTTTGTGTCTTTATTTCGTCCTTAACCTCGTTTATAGAGTTGTAATAATCCTTTTTTGTAAGGCAGGTGTCCTTGATTTGCTCAACATCAGTTTGCAACTTGCTGATAGATTTGTTGACATCGGTTTTAACATCTTTCAGTTCGCCTTTTGTTACATAGGACAGCTGAATTTCTTTGATTTCCTTGTCGTGTCTATCCGCTTCGTTAATTGTTCTTTTGAGAAAAAAGCTGATAATAGCGATAGCTCCCGAAATGATAAGACCGAAGAGCCACCAAGTGTCTGTTGCAAAATTCATAATATATTACTCCAAAAAAATAAGGTATCATTAAGTCAAGTCTGTAACTTAATAATACCTTATAAAACCGTACTCCCGTAGAGGAAGAATATCCTATTTTTTCTTCATTGTTATATATCATCAAAAATACTTAACTGACCGTCAAGGTTACCGTTTGAGCATATGATTCTCACATATCTTTCTGATAAATCATACTCTCTTGCAAGCTGACTGCTGTTGTATCCATTATACTTTGCTTTGATTTCAGCGTTGCGTTCGAGTTTTTGCAGCTCGCTGTATTTTTGTATATATATCGTATCACCGCCAAATGTTTGACAGAGTTTAATATAGCTTTCAATTCCTATTATCTCCGCTATATCCCTTTGAATGCCTACCAAATCATCAAGATTTATTTTCACCAGCCTTCCTCCTTTGAGCACTGTCAATGTACTTTTTAAGTTTTTCAATCAAGGTTATGCCCTGATTATATGTCAGCCACCTAAAAGGCTGCTTTGATGTACAGTCAATTTTTAACTCTTTCTTTATAATACCGCAGAGTCTGTCGCCGAGTTTAGCTGTGGTAGGCTCGGTATCGTATTTTTCAAGCTGGTACATCAACTGCCACACTTTGCGTTTCTGACCGTCTGACATTTTGCCTCTGCCGCTGTCCTCGTACTTTTTCTTTTTGTACGGTTTCGGCGGCTCTGTAAGATTCTGCAATTTAAGCCTCTCGGCAAGCTCAGATACAACCGTTTTATACTCATTCTCATCAAGACTGCGTATGCTTTCCTTTTGAGTAAGACGATAAACAATCGTGTGCAGCATATCGTTTTTATTGCCCGATTCCAAAACACCGAGCCGTGCAGCCATTGCGTATATTCTTTGTGTCTGCTGTGGCTTTAACAAATCAATCACCTCAGCTTAAAGATATCTTTGTACTGTCCTCAACCACAAAACTGCTCTGTATCTTCATTAGGATATCGTCAATATGGCTTTCATCCATTCCGTTAACGGTGAGCAGATTTTTAAAATCCTGCCATACTGCCGCCTCCGAAATAAGGTAAGCATACTCTCTGGCATCATCTTCCGAGATGTTTGTAAACTTCAAAATGTTGTTTACATCTTTATCATAATTGATACCTTTGCATTTCTTAACAAGCTGTTTGCGTTCGTCACCAGATACACCGTTCATCTGTTCAATAACTTCTTTGACGGTGCATCTTACAAAATTGCCTTTCCACAAACCGATGAGCATTCTTTTTGCCGGAGCAGAGAGGGAGTATTCTGTCTTTTCCGTGACTGCATCTTTGTACGCTTTGCCAAAAATTGAGAGCAAAAATGAGTTGTATGTAATTTTGAGAGATTCCGAAGTTACCGCTGTAAGCTCTGATTCTGTGCCTGCATAATGGACACTCTTATATTTGGTGTTTTCAAGGTCTTCCGAGCACTGCATAATAATCTCTGCTTCGAGTTTATCTTTGCGTGCCTTGAGCTTGCTCATATCTGCTTTAATGCCTGCAAGCTCATCAATCTGCTTTTTTAAATCAGTCATCTGTTTTATCCACCTTTGCAAGTAATTTTTCGGCACATTTGCGGCAGATGATAACATTATCTGCAATGATTACATTTTCAACTGTACCGCAAAAGCGACAACAGGGAGCGGACGGTTTAATTGTGACAGTGCCGTCTGTACTTGTTTCAATGTCAACAGCATTGCCCGGAAACAATCCTGCTTCGCCTCTTATCTGCTTTGGCAGAGTAATAGAGCCGTTTTTACAAATTCTCTTTGATGTTTTCATAATTGACCTCCTGTTCAATATATATTGCTTAATATTGCCTATCCTCACTCTGCATTTACACGGACTTGTGACCGTTCCCAACAGGGAGTTGCATTAAGGTGAGCGGATTATCTCCGCTCATTAACCTCTTTTATTGCACATATAAAGCCTTCTAAAGTTCTATCTGCAAAAGTTTTGCCCATATTTTTTTCGAGTTTTTTTATAACATCAATTGTTAATGTCCCTATTTTTCCAAGAATATCGATAGCATTTCCTGTTACAACAGAGTCGGTTGTTTTGTCAGAATTTTCAACCGAAATTATTACTACCTTTTTTTCGCAAACAGCGGTTTTGGCTTTTTTAGCAAACGAATCTATTATCGCACCACTCAATTCATTTCCAAATTCAACTGTGTAATCTTCCATTTTTATCCCTCCGAATTTTAAGAAAGTTCAATACTTTCGTTGTTAGCAATAAAATGTTTTTTCATTTTCTCAAAGTTTGTCCAGTATGAAAAATACTCATTGTAACTAAACTTGTCTTTAAGTTCCTGCTTAGCTTTCTTACTACGAACTCCGTAAAGTTTGTAATCCTTTTCGGTGACAACTGACCGCTTTTTACAGCAATAAAATCTTCTGCGGATTTCACAATCCTCTGCAAGCCATTTACCACGAAATTCATCGTTTACATAAACAAGGATAGCATTTTGAAATCGTGATTTTTGAGTGAGGTTCAGAGATACTTTGTATCCGTCAATTTTAAGATTAACCGGCGGAGCAAATACAGATGTAAGTGCTATGTCAACCTTTTTCCATTCTTCTTTTGTCATTATTGTTATTGCCCCTCCTTTTACTCTTTTTAATTTTTCGGCTTTCGCCACGGAGCATCCAACCAACCCATACAAGCAGGAGCACCATAGGCACAAAGCAAATTTCTCCGCCTGCTGTAAAGCTCCTTGCACCCACTTGACCGAATGCGGCAGTCATTACTACTCCCGTGCTGAACCCTGCGGCGAGCAGTAACACAATTTTTCTTAACGACATTTTAAATCCCTCCAAATATTGTTAAAACACCTTGATACGCATAGCTTTTGCCATTGCTATTAAGCCCTCATAGGTGATATTTCCGTTATCCACAGCGTTACCAAATACATTGCTTGCTCCTCTGATACCCTGTTCCGTCCTTGCGACACCAAGTAATAGTTTAACCGCCCTTTCATCATCTTTTATAGCTGGAAACAATAACTCAATATCAATGTTTTTGATAGCTGATGTGTGCCTTACCTCGGTAAGTTTTGTGCGATTGCGAATCTGAGCAAAGGCTTCTTTGCTTTTACCCGTGTTTGTGACAGTTTCGATGTTGCCTACAAGGCAGATGCCGAGTAACGGGTTGCTGTCAAAAAATGCTCTGATAGCCTCAATGGTCTTAATCGGCAGGTGCTGTGCCTCATCGATGATGAGTACCTTGCGTTCGCCTTCAAAGCTATCTGCAAGTCTTAACCACATTTCATCTTTGCGACCTGTTGCGGTGATTTTCTGTGTTCTGCAAAGTAGTTTTAAAAATGCACTTAAAGTTACTAAACAGGGGTTTACAGACACATAAATCGCAGTAGCCGGATAATCTTCTGCATACTTTTTACAAGCCATTGTTTTGCCGATACCTGCATCGCCACACTCTATGGCAAGACCGCCCTTGAGATGACACAAGCGGATCGTGTCATAAACTTCCGTGCTTATACTTGTAGGCTTGTAGCTGTTGAGCACCTGAGCTGATTTGAGATTCTCTGCAGCGGCTTTTGTTTCAAAAGTCTCTGTTAAAAACTTTTCAAAATCACTTAAATTACCGTTATAACGGTTGTTCAAGTAGGTTGACAAAGTCGCTGCTGACTTTCCGAGAGCTTTTGCGGCTTTGGTTTGTGAGCCGCACTCTTCGATAAAGTTCCTTAATTTCTCCTGTAATTCAGGATTGGCTGACATTACCGACATTTATTATTCCTCCTTCTGTCGTTGTTCAAGATTTCTTATCATTTTTGCCTTATCTATCGTTACGATATTCGACTGACCAACTGCCATGGGCAACTGCTCTGCCGTTTCATCGGCACGGTGTACTGAAATAACTTTCGGATTGATTTCTTCGGCATTTGCTTTGTTTTCCTCAGCGGTTGCAAGCACAAGATTGAGTGCTGTTTCTTTGCCAAATGCTGTAATCTGACTTGCCTTGAGTTCCTGTTTGGTGAGCTTTTCAAGGCTCTTAACTTTACGGAGTGCCTGAGCAACTGCATCTTTAGATGCTCCGTAGGCAAGAACTGCTTCATTGTCTGTTGGAGCGGTCATTATGTAGTTATCATCAAGGTCATATATTCTGACTTTGGATATATCCTCAGGATCATATCGGCAGTAAACCGATTCGCCGAAATGATTTAGAATAAGGTCATCGTTGTAGTAGTCGATTTTTTCTCCTGCTACAGAAAGATGTACTCCACGCCTGCCGACTTTCTGACTTCTTGTGCTCCTCATTAACATTAAGTTAAGGTCAAGTTCTGCGGCGACTCGTTTTTCTTTAAGTTGTTCTCTGTAAACCTGCATTCGGCTTTTACCGCTGTCTGAGCTTACCGCTCCGCTATATGGTTTTTCATTCATATAGTAGGTTAAAATGTCCTCAACTGCCTGAGTGAATTCATAATCCGTGGGTATGTTGTCGGCGTCCTTGATTACCTTTTTAAGTCTTTCCGGTCGTTCGACTACATTACCGCCTGTATAAGTCGGAAACAGTCTTGAAAGTCGGTCTTTAACATCTCGAAATCGTCTTTCAATGATCTTTGCCTTCGCATTTCGTACGATAGCATTTGTCATTTTAATGCCCAGCCGTTCAAAAACAGGCGGCGGAGCAAATTTATCTTTTGTACTCTTCTTTTGCCTGTGACCTAAACCACCTACGTCGAAGGTAAGAAACTCACGACCATTATCAACATAAATGTTCTGCGGTATGCCGTATTTCATAATTCCTTTACGAAGTGCTATGAGTGTTGCCTGTGATGACGGTGCGTCTGTTACATAACACCCGGTGAATATTCCGCTGCGAGCGTCAAAAAATGCTGTGAGATAAAGCCTGTGCAGGTTACCTTTTTCACCTTTTGTCTGTACGTCAAAAGTATGATTGTCGGCAATCCACCATTCATTACTTACCATATCTTCATAGGTACGTCTGATATACGGTGCACACCTGTCTCTAAATGCCTTCATACCCTCACGCCCCATTATTTCAACGGGTTTAGGTATTGCCGTTTGTACTTTCCTGTAAAACGATGCGTAAGCAGGGAGTGGTAATAGCTGTGGAGCTTCTCTTTTAATCCACATTTCTGTGTATTCGTAGCACGCTTGGATAGGGTGTTGTGCTTCGTCAAGATAAAAACTTAAAAAGCATTGCCACACTTCTTCAGGTATCGAAGATGTACCTTTTTTCCAGTTGCCTCGATTGTCAAGCAGTCCTGCAAGGTCATCGGCTTTTAAAGCCTTTTTCTTTCGGTACAAAATGCCCTTTGATATGTTAAGATCGGGGTTAGCAACCTTTTGTAGTTGCACAAATTTTTCGGTTGCAGGTACTTTTTGTAGCTTTGATGTTGCACAATACTCATCCCAAGCGTTAAGTATTCTTATCCACTCGGCAATCTCTTCACGCTGTACCGCCGAAAATTCATCAAATTCCTTGTGGGGTCGCTCCGTCTTGCGTTCGGGGAGCAAATCCTCAGGAATTGCTATTGCGTGCGATTTGTAGTATTTGAGTTGTTCGGAGTGGGATAGTTCGTTTAACGGTATTAAATACTTTTTGCGGTTGTTTTGATTAAAAGATACTTCACTTTTAAGCGAACCATCCAAAACAATCCTTTTAATATATTGAGTAGAACATCCTTTTAACTCTGCAACTTCCTTAACATTAAGATAAATCAAAAAATCACATCCTTTTGACCTGCCATCATCAGAGCAGGGAGGTCATTTCCTGCTGACCGCCTTGCGGCGGTTTCGGCTTAAAAATCAAACATTATTGATATTGATTCACCATAAGTTGAATAATAGTCTGTTTCTACTGCTTTAATCTGAGATTCATTAAGCTGTCTTAAATCGTCAAAATTTATTCCGTATTTTCTGAGTATTTTTTCAAGTTTTTCGGTTTTAGTTAAATTTTTCCTTTCAAATAAATCTAATCTTTCCATAAGTCCTCCTTGATGTGACATTCCTTATTTGTGTAGTGCGTACATTCTTCAACTGTGCAATCTCGTGGCTGTCCCGTATCAAGAATGTAGTAACAAATCCAATAGCCTTTGTAGCTGTTACTGTTTAGTGGTCTGCGGTGTCCGCACCCTTTACAGCGAGGGTTCACTTTATTACACAAAATGCTCTCTCCATAAATTCTTTGGCAGCGGCATTTCTGCTTGCAAAGTAACTGCCGCTGTAAGGATCTCCGTCGCTGTCCAGCCACCACACAACCCACGGTTCAACTGCATTTGGATTGTGAGCCATTACAACACGATTGTTTATGTTTCCGATTATTTCATACCTGTTAATTGTTTTGCCTATCATTATTAAGCCCCCTTACAAAGTTCATCGAGTGATACTTCAAGTGCCTTTGCAATTTCAAAACCGACTAATACAGATGGGTTTCTTATGCCTTTTTCAATTTGATTTATCATTGCAGGAGTTACGCTCGCCGCATGAGCAAGCTCTACCTGTGTCAGATTTACTTTTTCTCTGACTTTTTTTACATTTGCTCCAAAATTCATGGTGTACCTCCTTGTTTTATAAAATTAACTGTGTTAAAATTAACTTGCTTAATTAACACAGTTATATTGTACTTTACATTTGTAATGTAGTCAAGAAAAATTACTTTACAAATGTAAAGTTTGGAGAGGTGTACAAATGTTTAGTGATATTTTTAAGCAACTTATACAAGATAGCGGTTTGACAGTTTACCAAATTTCTAAAGATACTGGGATTAGCGAATCTCTTATGAGTCATTGGAAGAGTGGTAGACAATTACCCAAGTATGATAGTTTAAATACACTTGCGGATTATTTTAATGTTTCCGGTGACTTTTTATTAGGACGCACAGGTAATAGAAACACAAATTTAAAAAATGACAAGCACCATGATTCAAATTCTCAATCACATAAGACAATAATTTTGCCGTATTACAGGACACCTGCATCAGCTGGCTCAGGCTCTTGGCTTTCAGATGATATGCCTATTGAATATACCAATGTTCCAAAGACTGAGGAAACACTTTCTGCCGATTTTTTGCTTGAAGTACGAGGGGACAGTATGCAACCAAAATTCTTAGATGGCGACCGTGTCCTTGTTCAAAATTCCGAAAGCATATATGAAGAGGAAATAGGAGTTTTCGTTCTTAATGGCGAATCTTACATAAAAAAGATGGGCAGAAATGAACTTATTTCGCTTAATTCTGCATATAAACCTATACAATTACACGAATTTGATGAGATTCGGTGCGTAGGCAAGGTGCTGGGTAAGGTGGATTTGTAATAATTTTCATTATCGTGCATAATAATTCAAATTCAGATTAAAAATAGTTTTCCACATTAGAAAACCCGAAATGTTAAAAAATATAGATTTTATCGGAATAGCAACAAGGTTGCCTTTGAGCACTTGATTTGTTGCCTTTGATTTGTTGCCTTGAAAGTCTGTGATGTACCCTAAAAATTGAATAAAAAGCCGATTTAAAGCCCTTTTAAACGCTTTTAAAAGGTTATTTTTAAAAAATTAAAGCCGAGCAGATTCACAAATTTTTCGTGATTTGCTCGGCTTTTTTGTTTTCGCACTAAATAAAAAAACAAGCTGTTTTTTCAAAGTGTAATTTCTTTTTACACCTAAAAAACGGCTTGTTTTCTACATTTTCAGATTTTTAACTTTTTTTAACGGCTTTTTACGGTTTTTCCTATTCTCTCCGAAAACTTACATTTGCATAAGCAAATTTAATTGAAGATTCCAATATGTATTTGGCTAAATCAGGAGCATTTCTTGACCGTTTAAGAGCAATTATATCATCAATTATTTTTCTGTACGAAGTAATTTCAGAATCAGACCAATATCCAAATAACTTGTCTTTTTCAACTAAAGAAGGAGCTACACCGCACTTTGCGGTATACAAATTATTTCCTTCCCTGTCAAAAAGCTTTATATCATCAAAAGCATTCTGTTCATAAATTATATCAAGGTTGTCACAAATAGCATCAACAACATTATCATGATCTTCTTTCGCTGTTGCACGGGGAACCATTCCAAGTTCCAAATTATTTTCATATCTGTATATAGTGCTTTCGTATGAAATTTCTTTTTTTACTGATATTATATGCAACTCCACGCTATATCCTTTATTTTTCAACATTCGGCAAGTATTTAAAGGAATTTCGGCAGTTCTCAATGTTCCCTCTATAACCAGACTGTACTTCATATCACTTAAATCAGATATAAGCTTTTCCACAACTTCGTTTATAAACGGCTGTGTATGTCTTTGAGCTAAAGTTCCGAATTCAGCTTGTATTTCATTGAATCGTGGATGAGAATTACGATAAGCATCTGCATTTATAATTATAATATTAGAATTTTCAACCATCAAATTTCTCTGCAAGCCTGTCTTTCCTGCTCCGGGCTGACCACCGAGAATATATGCCATAGGGTTGTTGACAGGTGATTTGGATTTAATAATTCTGTGAATTATTTTTTTATAAGCTTTGTCGAACTCAGCTTCCGAATAGTTCATAATCAA